ACGTCAGCCTTGACGGAACTATCGCAGTTCGCAAAACAACTGACGTTACCAAAGACGGAGCAGTTATCGCTTCATCTTATTGGCGCACCGTGCTTGCAGTTAACGACCCTGCTGCCGATGAGGTATTGGGAGTTGATGGCTACTACCGCACCCTTGCCAACGATGCTTGGGCAATGATTCCTGCACCTGTTGCAGAAGTTGTAGCAGAAGGCGAAGAAGCGTAAATTAGCAGGGAATTAAAACCCCCTACTGATGGAACACCTACAACAACGGCTTGATGCATTAAAGCAGCAAGAGGCGAATCTACTAATGCAATTAGATGAGGTTCGTGTCTTGGTATCTGCATACGAGAACACCCTAAACAAAGATGACAAAGGAGTCAGCTGATAGCGTAATCACGTCTTGGTCTTTAACGGGAGCAGGACTTCTCGTAAGCTACGCCCATCAAATGTTGGGTTTAGCCGTACTTGTAACCTCACTTGCGTACACTCTTTGGAAGTGGCGAAGGGACTACAAGAAGGACAAAGGTGCTAATTGAGCGCATCTTCGGTAACCCGAAGACTACTCTACTTGGGCTGATTATTATCGGCCTTTGTTTTGTGCTTGTGTTTTACGAGAAGGCCACGCTCACGGAGGTGAGTGCGTTTATGATGGGTGCATTCGCACTTTTCTTTTTTAAAGACGGCAAAGAAGATGGCAAAGCAACAGGCGGTAAGCCAACGAATAAGTAAGAGCAAGAAGCGAGGCAAGCATTCCAAGAGTGCAAGCAGCAATAAGGCGAGTAAGAACTACTCCAAGCCCTACAAGTCGCAGGGGCGATGACCAAGAACTTTACTCTCGCAGAATTGACTGCTACAAAAACAGGGCTTCCTAACGC